ACGTCTAGGGTTGCTTGAACTGTCTGGTTGAAGATGTCGTTGTTTAGCCCGGACTGATTCTGAATGTTCTTGAAGGTGAGAAGAAGGTTTGCGCCGGACTGAATTAGTTCGTCGTCTACTGCGGTTTGACGACTTAGAGTTTCAGATAGGTTTGCGATATCTGCGGCAGTTCCATTAGCGGTAGTTCCGGTAGACCTTAGAACCGCTTCGGTCTGCGACATTATTCTTTGAGCTTCGGCTGCGTTCTGGACGCTCTTACCTAGAGCTGCGGCGACCGCTCCAATACCGACTCCGGCAATAGCAGCGTTTCGTCCTAGAGCTTGGAAGTTGCCACGGACTTTGTTTAGCTGATACTGCGCTTGCTTCAAACCCTTAGAGTCGAAGACGGTGATAATCGGTATTCTGACTGCCATTACATTACCTTTAGCTTCACGTTTGTTTTAGTTGTGTATCTCTTGATGATTGCTAGAACTGCCGCGGATACGCCTTCTTTTTTAGCTTCGTATCCCTTCCAGACATACCGGGAAGCCTTGCCCTGAAGTTTCTTTAGCATTCCTTTAGCATTGTTAGAGTTAGCGTCTGGGCCGGAACCTACTAAGTCGAGAATCTCAAAACCTGCCGCGTTGTCGGGAGAAATTGCTTCGAAGCCGATTAGAGAACGCTCCGTGCCACCCCTGCCAAGTTTTGCGCTTGGTCTTATGTAAGTCCTAATCTTAGGAATTACGTAGCGAGTTCTTCCGTTGTGGAGCATTCCAAATAACGGAGAAACTTTAGGAACCTTAGACTCTATGGAAGAAAGAACCGAAGCAACGCCGGGTTCGGTTATGATTTCTTTTCTCATTTGTGCGAAGAGCTGTGGTTCGAACTTTTTTAGTTCGTTGACGGTTGCGCCTATGCCTTCAACATCTACTCGTAGCATTTCAACCAGCCTTCTTTTCTTCTATTCTACCGAATCCAAATAAAGAAGCCCCTGCCGAAGCAGGGGACTTCCTTATCGCGGTGGAAGGTTCTTAGCGACAAGCCACCTGTTCATTGTCCAAAGCATTCGGTCGGACTGCTCCAATAAAACACTTGGAGGAATTCCGGACTCGACCGCTAGGGAAGCTATGAACCAATGAGCGGAGCTATCGCCTAGTCCGACTATTCTGTTACTTTTGGGTCTTCTGTTGCTCCAATAGCGTCTACTAGTTCTAACCAAGCTTCGAATTCTTTGTCTGTTTGCTTCTTGCGCTTTTCAGAATGCCAAGCCAAGAAAAGCAACCAGCCCATTTTTGGGTCGTCTAGTTTTGCTATTGAAACGTCGTACTTGTCTTCGAACGCCACCATATCGGGAGCCGATACAAGAACGTCCTTGTGTGTTCCGTCTGCGAACTCAATGCGTAGGGTTAGTTTCATTCTTTATCCTTATGCGGTTGCGAAGGTAACGGAACCCGAAGTTGGGTAAGAAACTGAGAATGTCGCAAGGTCGCCAACTGCTCCGGCAACTGGGGAAACGCTGTTCACGTGAACAAGCGCAGTCCACGCAGGGTTAGACGAAGACGTTACGGTTCCGTTCGGGTTGATTGTGACGGTTGCGATTGTTCCAAGTAGCGGGTTTAGAACGGTGTTGATTTCACCAGCGGCGTATCCGCTGTGGAAGTCTAGGGATACTGTTCCCTGTTTTAGTCCACCGATAATTTCTGTCCAGCCGTTTGAACCAAAGCTGGTCACGTCAATATCGGTAGAGGTTAGCTCTAGAGTTGCGGCAGCGACGGAACTTGAAACTGTTCCACCGTTGATTGTGACCTTTGGGTTGATAACTACATATTTTGGCATTTGTTTTGTTTCTCCTATTTTCCTAGCGGTTTTATTGTGCGTAAACTACGACGTTGAATTCAGCGGCTAGATAGGTAACTTCGCCAATCACAATGGAGCCGTAGTTCCGCATATCGGTAACTCGGAGAGAATCACATCTCCCACCGAGCGTCCTGTCTAATTCTATCGCAAGCTTTACTGATGAACTCCCGGCTGGAGTCACGTAAGAATCGAGAAGTCTTTGCGCGGTTCTTTCTCCCACGCGTCCAACGATACAAGTAATGACGAAGTTGTATTCGTCTAGTCCCCGGGAACCAGCCTTGTCATAATTGACGCTGGCGACGTTGATAATCGAGATAGGCGGGGAGATTGTGTCCGGTGTTTCGGTGGTAGTTCTCAGCCCGGAGATAGTTCCAATGGCGGCAGCGAGTCCGGCGCGTAGGTCGGTAATCGAAGCCATTAGGCGAATCTAACTTTTCTGTAAACGTCGATTAGGTGCTTCACGTCCGGGTCAAGTTGAACGCCCACGCGGATGGCTCCCATTTCGCCAAATCCGGCGATACCCAAAGGCGAATCGTTACGTTTGAAAATTCTTGCGGCCTGAATGATTGTTGCTTGCTTTACCGCGATTGGAACCGCTGACCAGCCCCAGACGCCCACAACGCGAACGGTTGCTTCTCCGTCTAGGACGTTGAAGATAAAGTCGTCTACGGCTCTTATACGGGTAGCTGGGTGTCCTGTAAGACCGTCCACGTTTCCGTTTAGTGGCTCTAGCTGATAATCCTTAGCGGCCCAAGTTGTGCCGAAGTCGTCGCCGTCGGAAGTCTGAAGAGTCGTCAAAGAAATTAGGTCGTCAATTTCGGCAACGTAAGAATCCTGCGGAGCGAATAGACGGGTCGCAGTTCCAGCGTTGTAGAAGTAGCGTTGGGTGTAGCTATCCACCATTCGGGAAGCTGATTCGACCGCAAGCTCTAGCAGAGCGTCGTCTACGCTATCGGTAATCCGAGCCGAAGCTTTGATTTCTGCGAGTGAGCAATATCCGTTTACGATTGCCATAAGATTTTCCTTTGTTCGTTTCTATCTTACCAGTCGGGCTTTTATGGCGGTCGAGCTGATTCCAGCGGTGTAGGGAATGTAGATTAGAGAGATTCCGCGGTCGTCTAACCAATCCTGAGTGAATCCCATTTGCGCGTAGTAGTCGCGCCTTGCCCAGTCTGAGCCAATCGCAAGAATGTCTGGAGCCGTCATTTCAATAGCGGGCTTTGAATCTGCGCCGCCGTAGTTAGGAATTACTTCTGATACCGAACGACAAGAAAGAAGAACTGCCCGTCTTTCTTCGTAGCTAATGACTGGACGCTTGCCTTTGTAAGCTTCAATAAATTCGTCCGTGTTTAGAGAAACTACTACCTGTCCTAACTCGGCGCAACGAGCTAAGAAGTTAGCGTGGCCCGAATGATAAAGGTCGAACGTTCCCCCGGTGTAAACGGTTAGTCCCAACGGTTAGCCCTTCGAATAGTCAAGTCCCAGTAGCCCGGGGAGAAGTCATTCTCGATAACTTTCTTATCCATTAGCTTTCGGTTAGCTTCGTAGGTTCGGTCATTTTCTTTTCTCTTACCTTCAAGGCTAGAAGAATTTTGATGATTCACTCCGGCTTGTATTTTATGAACCTTTACCCCAGCTTTTTCCATTCTGCGCTGAAGGTCGTTATCGTCGAAGTAGAGCGGATAGAAACGTTCGTCATAAAGTCCAGCCTTAGCTATTGCGCCTTCTCCAAATACAACGCACGACCATTCGGGAATAATGTCTACGAAGTTCATAGCGTCCGGGTCTACGTCCCGCGCAATTATTTCTAGCGCTCCAGCTTCAAACCAAGCGTCGTCATTTACTAGAACCCAGTAAGGCGCGTAAGGTGTCGATTTGATTATGAGATTCCAAGCACCTACAAGCCCGAGTCCGAAGGGAACTCGTATAAGCCATAGATTCTTTACCTGCTCCGGTTGCTTCGGTTCCCAAGTCTTTAGTCCAGAATTATCTACGATTACCAAGTTCTCTACCGGATAATCTATCGAATCTAGAAGCCGATTAGCTAAGTCGAATTGACTGTAAGTTGCGAATCCTAGAACTGGAATCATTAGGCGAATTTCTCGCGAAGAATCGGCAACCAGTATTTAGTCCAAACCTTATCCACGTCAAAGTCTGAAGCGAAGTCGATTGCTACTTGTGAACGGCCCTTGCCTAGCTTGTAAGCTTCTTCGAGAGCGGCAACGATTGAAGGCACGTTCGGAATCTGCCACCACGCGTCCTGCCCTGAATCCCAAGAAGGCTGACCTTCCACTAGGAAAGAATCTTCAGAAAGAAGGTCTGGAGTAGCTGCCCAAGAAGAACCAATAACTCGGGTTCCGCAGGCTTGCGCTTCCACCGACGGCACTCCGAAGCCTTCTCCGTAAGACGTCGCTAGAAGAACGTCCATTCCTGTATAGTATCCGGCTAGAGTTTCCTGCGGGATTCCGTAGCGATAACTAAACGGATTTGGAAAGGCAACGTCGTTCTTATCTACGCCCAAGCTTTGAAGAAGCGAAACCAGATTCCAGCCAATACCTTTAGAAACTGGGTCGGTGTGAAGATAGAGCATAACGTCGGGGTGCTTCTTCTGGAAGATAGAGAAGGCAAGTAGATTTTCTGAGAACGCTTTGCGGTGGACTAGGCCCGAACTTTTATTTGCGGCTACCATTCCTACAACGAAGCGGTCTTTAGTTCCCATATGTTCTTCTACCGATTGTCCATTTATTTCATAAGTCGGCTTTAGAACTTTAGTGTCTATTCCGTGCGGTGCGTATTTACACTCAATCCCTTTAGCTTCTATTTGTCTAACTCCGTGCGGAGCCATAGCAACCGGAGTCACTTTCTTTTTCTTTAGAAACTCTTCGACTCTAGGAGGCAGCGTTATGTGGTCGAGCGGAACCCAGCTCAGAATATCTATGTCGTTGAACGCTGGATTAGTAAGAACCCAAACGTCGTAGAGCGTAATCATAGCGTTTGGTTGGTTTGGCTTAGCAGCTGAAAAAGTTTTGTGGTCTACCGGAGCTGAATCGTTCGAATACATATCGAAGCCCCGGGCGAAGTGCGGAATCTTTCCGTAAGGCGTTTCTAGTTCGCGTTTGATTCCTTCAAGTCCGTAGTTAGAAAGAGCAGCGACATCGAAGCCGTGACGCTTCAATCTGTCTACTAGGTAGCGGGCTTGCTGCCCATAGCCCGTCGGTTGGTCGGGCGAATTCGAATAAAGCGTAACCGTTCCTTTGAACTGTTCACGGTTAGCAGGGTTCTTTGATTTGGTAGGAGTCATAGAAAAACATTATCACTTCAAAAAGACAAAAGGAAAGGCCGCCGAAACCCTACCGTCCGGCGACCTCTCCAGTCTGTTAGCTAATGCTTTTGGCTTAGCTTGCGCCTCCGCGGAATTTCACGAAGTGGCTTGCGTGTGTCAATTTTGAATCCACGCGAGCAGTTACGCGGAACGTGGTTACGTCCTGGTTGAATGCGTAATCTGCGGACTGTGCCACCTGTACACCGCCAGCAATTCTTGTCTTCAGCGACGGCAAGTGGCCTACACCGATTGAGAAGTTGTTTACGGCAACGTCTGTTACTGCCGGGTTCTCGTATACTGGGTAGCCTAGAAGCTGGTCTGGCTGACCCTGTGCGATATTTCCGGCTGTCCAGATAAACGCTCCAGAACCGTCCTTGATTTTGCGAACTGCCGCAAGACCAGTCTTGTTCATTAGCCAGCCGACTCCGGGGAGCAAACGGGCTTGACCATTTAGTGTGTACAATAAATCGACCAGATTTTCGTAAGTCGGTGCGCCAGAAACTCCGGTGCCTCCAGTTACCGCTGAAGAACCAGTTGTGAAGATACCAGTAGGCTCTACAGTTCCAGTTCCAACAGTTAGTCCGGTGTTGATTCCGAAACCAATTGCGTTTCCGGCCTGCTCCGCGATTAGCGCAGAAATGTCTAGTGAAGAGTCAACTAGAAGTTCGTTTGCTACTGGGACTAGGAAGGAATACTTGAATGCGGATAGCTGAATGTTTGAGAATGTTGGCTCGCTGTCTGAGATAGCAGAACCAGCACTCTTGATTGTTGCGGTTGAATATCCGGTCAAGGTTGGGATTGTTAGAGTATCTCCACCTGCGGTATTGATAACCTGAGAAACCGAAAGCATAGGCCCGGCCATTCTTGCCACGCTGAAAACTTCGTCGTAGAAAGATTTTGGAACTAGGTTGTCGGAAGGAACAAGAGTTCTCTTCTCTGGTGCGAATGTGTGTGAACGCATTTCTCCGTTAGCGATTGCGCGTAGGATATCTGCGTCGCCACGAACTTCGTTAGAAGGAATGAAAGAGTTGCGAGCTGCGTCAATTGCGCGGGCCTCACGCTCTTCCATTTTCTTAGCGGTTTCGATAGCTGCGTCGCGCTGAGAAATTTCGTTCTCAATACGCTCGATTGTTGCTTGGTCATCTACGGTTAGTCCGCGCTTGTCCGCTTCGGCTGACTCGATTACTGTACGAGCTTGCTCGATTAGGTTGTTGCGGGCTTCAACCTGCGACTTTAGAAAGTCTGACATAGTTGTTACTCCTTGTTTGATTTGTGATTATGGATTCCCGCCAAGCTAACTCGAACGGATACTACGGGGAGCTGACTCGACCCGCTGTTTATATTCTACCAATCCGGGTAAAGAGCAACCCCGCCGGAAAGGAATACGGCGGGGTTGCGTGTCGAGAGAAAGGGGGAAATCCTCGACTGACCCTTATCGGGTTTCTTTAGCCTCTGTGACGCGCACTTCTTTAGACTCGACTTTATTATCAAGTTCCCAGATTGCTTGCGCCCAAGCTTCTACATTATCAACAACTATTCCATATTCCGGATTACCTGAAGATTTTAGAATTGCTTCTTTGATTGCGTCTTTGCTTGCCATTTATAGCCTCTTCATTAGTAGTTCAAATTTCTTTTTCTTTAGTTCCAGCGCCGTAAGCTCTTCGGAGTTAGCTTCAGCTTCGGCTTCTTCTTGCGGAGTTAGTCGCTGGATTACCTTTGTTAGAAGCTCG